ATGGACACCACGCCCCCCAGCCTATTCGAACAACTGCGGCAACGGCTGGCGTGCGCTTCCGAGCCGTTGGAAGTGCTCAATCAGTTCGAAGCGGAGTTGCTGTATGCGTTCCCCGCCGAGGCAACGGTGATTGTCGAGCTGGTCGCGTCCTGGGGCCATCGTCTGGGCGTGCTCACACACGACGACCTTCAAGGCTACGTCTAGGGTGCCGGCTTGGCGCTGCTCAGGCGCTCCCGGGTTGAGCGACCAGCGGTCCCGGGTCCGGCAAAATCATCTTCGCCAAAGTCCGATCAGTGCAACATCGGGATTTGCATTGGTGCAGGGTAAGAAAAAGCCCCGCCGCAGCGGGGCTCTTACATCTTTACGCAGCTGGCGGCAATGTCTTTCTATCCACGCCGACGAGCAACATTCGCTCTAGAAATGCCAGTGCAGATGGATCGCGCTGACGGAAGTACGCCAGAGCCTTGGTTGGCAGCCATACTTCATTGAAGTGGATCCTGAAATCATGCATGTAGCCGATGGGATACATCTTGGCCTCGACCACGCGCCCGTCAGCATAGCTGTGCTTGTAAGTTGGAACTCGGCTGGTGTCGACGCCTTTGTCCCGCAGCCAGCGAGCGAACATTTTGCCCTCGGATATGTCAGGAACCATGTTGTCCGGCAACGTGTATCCAAGCGCTTCCAGCGGGGCGATCAGTCCCAGCGTCATCTCCGTCAAGATGGAAAAATGGGTGTATGGCACCTGATCGCGGTTAGCAAGGTAGCGCTGTATGTGGTGCGGCAAAGCAGCCGTGGGTGCCCCGGCAGGCTTTCGGCCAGCCATCCATTCGTGCACCCATTTGGCGACCGCAACGGCGAATTTCGGCGACAGCCACTGCGCCAAGTGAGTGGCTACATTTGGATGTACCCACGTGCCTTGCGGGCCATTCCCACCCTTAACTAATTGAATTAGCACCGATATGGGAATTCCCATATCGCTCGAAAGCTCTTGAAGAAAGGCCTCCGTAGTGACATTGCGCCGGTAGTCCGCGAAAAGCCGGCCAGCAGCTTGACACATCGACGTGGCATTGATGTACCCATCAAGCTGACGCTGTTCAATCAGACTGTTGTCGACCTGCCTCTGGATGAGGGCAAGGTTAAATTGATGTTTTTTAAACATTTTTTTCAAGCCTTATGGTGCTGGCTTGCGTTGTTCAACCAATGTGCATGCATCACAGTTTGTTACGCAAAACGCTTGCGAACGAAAACCCAAGATGTACACTGCATGGCATTCGGAACACCCAAGAACCGAAGTTTCACAACGCTTTACCAGTTGTGGTTAGAAGACCAGCGCCCTGCCTAGTTAGAGCTAGGTGGGGCGCCTTTCGTTTACCGTCCTGAAGCAGGTCGGTAGCTGGCAAGATATTGGGGTCCCCGCGAGGGGTCAACACCAAATGTAGGAAAATCCCGAAAACCCTTGTGACGCAAGGCATTGTCTGACGAACGGTCAGGCGGGATTGCGGCCCGTCCAGGGCTTTACCTCGTCCAACTGCGCGGAAGATGAACGTTTTTTCCTGAGTGTGGGCCAAGCATCGTGGCCTTGCGCCGAGATGACCTCGGGCCGCCGGTACTGGCCGGCGCAGCACATTCGGAGAACGTAATGCACGCACTGCTGATCACCGCCGCCGCGGCGTTTATTGGCGTCGCCATCCCCGCCGCTGCCGGCGAACCCAGTCAGTTCGGCCGCACCGCCCAGCTGTACCAGGAAACGTCCCCCGCCGGGGAATCGCTGGACGCCTTCGTCACCCGCATCGCGCCGCGCGCCCGCGCCGCATCGGTCGGCGCACGCGCCGTGGTTTGCGGCGAGATCCTGGGTAGCGGCCCCTACACCGTGACACTCAAGACCGATGGCTATCCCGATGACTGCCGCGTGCCGAAGACCGCCGCGCCGTATGTGCTGGTAAACGGCATCGCCAAGGACGCGCGCGCCGATCACTTCTCGATCGCCAACCGATCCCGCCCTGGCTACCTCGTCACGCCGTGGTCCATCAAATTTCAGGACCGTAGCAGCGTGCGCAAGGTTGACGACGTCGGTCGCTGAGACGCCACTTCAGTTGGTCAGGCCGGAGGTTGCTTGGCACTCGCAAAACGGCCTACGAAAGCTACGCGCTGTAGATATCGCCTAATTCCGCGCCGACGGGTCAGAGTCCCCGACCCGCCGGCAACTACACACGAATCTATCGTGACTTCACGCCGAGGGGATCAGAGCCAGATGTAACCGATGATCCCGTCGCTCGCGGGGTTTCTCACATTTTCGCAGTTCACGTCCAAAGTTTCGAAGTGGTCCGCCCAATTTCCGGGCTGCAGCCCACCGCGCATGCAGCGATAGAGAGGTACTGTGCCGGGAAGCTGGGTTGACGCAACATACCCAGTGATGGGCATAGATGCCGGGTACGGGACCTGGCCCTCGCAGTTAGGGTCAGGCGAGGTGAACCGATCGCGATAGTTGCTGGTGATGCACGCGTAGAGCGTGTGCCCACCGGCAAACGGCGTGAACGAAATGAAGCCGAGTACACCCTGACGCTTGCCTGGATGACTTTGCCCCACAGTCGTGATGGGTCTAGCCGAAAATGTGTCGTCTTGGAACTTCCAGCGTTCCAGCGAGACGAGCGTCACTCCGTCCGGCACGACTGCGGGCTGTGCCGCTGCCTCCGCTACGACTCGCGAATTCGCTCCAAGATAGCGAACGTCCTGCGCGGTGGCGTTACAAGCGGCAGCGAGGGCAAGCCCAGCGACCGCAGCGATGAAAAAGCTCTTCATAACAATCCTTTTGATCCATGCGAACTCACTGTCCGCCGGTGGAGCATAGCAAGGCAGGCTTGTGTCTAGCTGCTGCAGCGCGACAAGACAGCCGAGCCAACCACCCAATTCAAGCGTCCGCCAACTCCGCTGCAGCAAACTTTACGCTCGATGCAATCGAAGCATCGGTTGCCGCCTTTATCAGAGCCTGAAGCTTCCAGCCGGCCATATCCTGCGGCGCCTCCGCGCCGGGATATCGGATGGCGTAGGTCGGCGCGATCAGGTCGGCGATGGGAGCCGCCAGCACGCCGAGGGCGGCGCCGCGATCCTCGACCTGGAACGTCACGGTGCCGGTGTCGGTGATCGGGTTCCAGATGATAGTGATCTGCTGCGCGAGCGGGTCCGCATCCGGGTCCGGCGTCACCACGTTTGCATCGTAGGCGGCGCGGGTAGCCGCCTTGATGCCCAGCAGCAGGTGCACGCCAGGCTCGGTGAGCGTCTCGCCCGGCACCTCCATGACCGTGCCGGTCGGTGGGTCAGCCTCGGTCGTCGAGGGCGCGGTGATCTCGTAGCTGCGGCCGATCAGGTCGCTGATCTGCACCGTGAGCACGCGCAGGAAGAAGCGCTCCAGCGTCTGCGTCCAGCCATCGGGGTGAGGCTTGGTGGTCATCTGCTCGAGGTGGAACTCGACCGGCCCGTCGTTGGTGGCCGGGTTCCATCGGATCTCGATGCGCGGCGCCCCAATCTTAGTCTGCGTGCCGAAGGTGGGGTTTTCGCTGATGATCACTTGGCCATCTCCATGCCTTCCAGCGGGCCGTCGATCCACGCCATGATTCCCATACCGCGCACGGACACTGCATAGGTGTCCCAACCGGTTCGCTCATCCAAACCACTGCCGTACTTCTTGACACTGACTACGTCTGGCGTGACCACGAAGGCCCCACCGCCGTCGCTGCGCAGAAATTCTACGACCGCACCGATCGTCGGCTCGATGTTTCGGCAACTGGACATGGCGTCCGCCAAGGCACCACGGTGAGGTCGAATCTTCATATTTTTTCCAGTTTGACACGTGAGCATGATCAGTATCCAGTGACGTCGAGGATGGGAGAGCGCACCCAGGCCTGGCCGTAGTTTCCGGGGGGCGGCTGGGGAGTTCCGCTAGTGCCTGTGCGCAGATCCTGGGCGGTATCAATGGTGGCAATCGACGCGACATTGCCGTTGATATTGACCACGCCCTTGCGCCACAACTGCTGCACCTGCCATTGCGGGCCGCCGCCGACGAGGCCGCCGATAGCCAGCATGATGTTGCCGGTGGAGCCGGCCAGCGCGGCGTACGTCCGACCTGCAGGCAAGATGATCGAGCCACCCTGATTGGCATTACCCTGCAGCAGCCCGCGCACCTTCATATACTTGAGGGTTGCGTCGAAATGCACCTCATCGGTGTCAGGATTGGTGACCACCAAGTAGTCTCGCCGCCCGAAGTTCGGATAGTCGAAGACCATGGCAGTGAAGCTGCCGCTGGTGGTGAAACCGTTGAAAGTGAAGCTGTTCCCGCTCTGGGTTCGCGTTGCAAGCGTGGCATTGTTCTCACCCAGAAACGCAAGAACTGGATTGGTGCCGGTGACCGTCAGGCTCCACGTCTTCAAGACGCCACTACCGGTGGGCGTGATCGTCTGCGTGGACGCCTTCGCTAAGTTCTTCCACGTCTCGGAGATCACGACCCGATTCGGGCCGGCCTCGAAGATTGCATAGGCCATCAGAACCTCCCATAGAACAGAGTGCCGCCGGCTCGGGCACCAAAGTTCGCCGCCGGCGACGACCAACTGATCGTGTTGCCGTCGTCGCTGACGTACGGCAGCAGGCTGTTGCCTGCGCCGGTGTCGGCTACGAACCAGTAGTACAACTGGTTGGCGCTTCCGGTGACCGGTACCGGCACGGAGCCATTGCTGCCGCTGGCGATCGCGACAGCGCCCATGTGCTGTGTCAGCAGATCAGAGTCGGCTTGATCGGTGATCTGCAGCAGCACGACGCCCGTGTCGGAGTCGTTAATGATCAGGACGTTGGTCATGTCACTCCATAACCGAGTGCCACCACACGGCGGCCGTTGGGCGCATAGGCGTAGAACTTCCCGCCGACGAACTCGTTGCGACCGCCTCCAGGTGTGGCGCCGATGATTTCGACCACGTCAGCAGAGAAGGTGATCTTGCCCAGTACCCCATCATTGACTGAGCGCATGCCGACCACTTTCTTGTTCACGTCCAGCGCCCAGGTGTAGGAGGCGAAGTAGCTCGCGACACCGTTCTCGTTGACCGTCATCCTCGCTTCCAGCGCCTGCGTCGCGGAGGCCATCGTGTTGACCGCGTTCTCGTCTGTGTACAACGTCGAGACCGCGCCCGCCTCAAGCTTCACGCGACGGAAGCTGACGTTGGCGTTGGTCTGCTCACAGATCAGGCGCACCCGAATGGTGGTCGTCCCGGCAGCAGGCGGCGCCGACGCAACAATTCGCTGCCACGTCCCTACGATCGACGAATCGGTTGCAACTGTCGCGCCGCCCACCGGCTGCCCCGATGAGTTGAGGTAGCTCAGTTCGATGCGCGCCGTCCCAACAGAGCTGTTTCGGTACACGTCCGTTGCCACCGTGTAGGTGCCTGCGGGCGCGGCACGATCCTGCACCGCTGCGAGTCCGTTTGCAGTGGCCTGGTTGAAGCCGAACGCAAGGTAATAGCCGAACCTCGCCTCGTTGGCGATCGACATGCCCGTGGGCAACGTCCAGCCCAGAGAGCCCTGCGAGAACGTCGGATTGACCAGCATGTTGCCGTTGACGTTGGTCTTTGCCACAACGCTGGTGACCGCTGTGCTGTTGGCCGTCGTCTCGTTGCCGATCTGGGTGACCCGGGAATTCAGCGCATTGACTGTACTGGTGTCGGCCTTCCCGGCTACGGTCGCGTTCGTGCTGTCAATTCGCTGACCAAGCGCGGTATCCCGGTCTGCACTTGCGGTCTCGACCGACGTCACGCTTGCCGATGTTGCCAGCGAGCCTGTGCCAGTCGGCATGCGCGCCTCAACTACGCCGATTCTCTGACCCAGCGCGCTATCTGCGTTGGTGCGTGCGGTTGCCTCCGACGTCACGCTTGCCGCCGTGGCGAGGCCACCATTCCCGGCCGGCATCCGCGCCTCGACGACGCTGGTGCGCTGTCCCAATGCACCATCCGCACTTGCTCGCGCGGTCGCCTCGTCACTCACGGATGAGGACGTCGCGAGCTGTCCGCTCCCAGCGGGCAGCCGTGCGACCACGGCCGCCAGCCGAGTGGACTCTGCCTCGAGCTCGTTTGCCGTCTGGTTGGCGATATCAAGGGCAGCGGCGACCGCTTCACCCGCGCTGGAGTAGTTGCCCACGTTCTGCCAGGTCGACGGGTTGTCGGCCGGCATTACTCCGGAATTGGCCACCCGCGCCCGATACAGCCGCCCGTCGTAACGGACGAAGTCGCCCTCTGGATACGACGCGGTCGAGGTCCACTCGTCCGCATTGACCAGATCGCCCAAAGCAGCGTTCAGCGCGTCGGCGTGTGCGATTGCGTCATCGCGCGCCTTGTTTGCCGCAGCCAGTGCCTCCTCTGCGATCTGCCTGTCGCGCTCCGCCGCTTCCAGGAAGCCCTGGCGGATCTCCTCGGTGGTCTTGTCTATCGCCTGCTGCATCTCCTCCTGCAGCTCGCCCAGGTTCTTGCCCAGCGTCTTCGTGACGTACTTGGCCGCCACCGACAGCGTTCCGTTGGTGTTGCGCGCGCGGATGGCAAACGTCCACTTTCCCGAGGACGGGATGGGCGAGTCGAATGCACCGGTGTGGTAGCCGCTGTCGCCGACCGGCGTCATGGCGTCCCACGCCGGCATCGGCGCGCCCTGCTCCGGGGCCTGGGCGTAGCGGATCTCCGCGCCCGCCAGGTTGGCCGACTGGATGGTGTCGTTCCAGAAGCCCCAGGTGTAGCGCCGGATGCCGCCGGAGATCTCCTCCACGTCGAACAGGTCGTAGTTCACCGGCGGCGCGTCGGCGCCGATGGTCGTGAAGATCAGCGAGGCGCCCACGCCCATCTGACCTTCCGGGCCAAACGGACGCACGTTGATCGTATAGGTGCCGGCGCGTGGGATGCGCCACCGCGCCGTGCGCGTGCGCGTCTGCGCCACCTCCACCAGCTCGCCATTGCCGTCCGACGCCGAGGCGTACACCACCGCGTGATCGAACGGGCCGGTGATGTCGAAGGTGGCCACCAGATCGGTGGCCGTGACGTCACCGGTGGTGATCTGGTCCTCGTTGATTGCCAGGTTGCTGAGGATCGGCCGGGTGGCGAGCGATGAGCCGCTCTCTGGTGGGAAATACTGCCCAGTCTTGACGAACGTCCAGAACTGCGGCGACTCCGGCACCACGGTGACGCTGGCGCCCTTCAAGTCACTTTCGGGTTCGATGCTGGTAACGCGAACGCCATAGCCCGGTGTTGCCTTGAAGTCGTAGATCCAGATCGTGTCGTGCGCCGGATTGTCCTGCCAGCCGTTGTCCACCATGGCGTCGGCGTAGCCCTCGCCTGGAAGCGGCGCGTCGTCCGGCCATTCCTCAACCAGCTGGATGATGTCGGTTGCTTCGGTGAAGTTGCGCACGCGGAACGTGCGATACACCGCCTCGCCCGGGATGCGCAGGCCAATGAAGGCACTTCGCGCATCTGGCGGCGGCACCGGCTCGTCCAGCGTCAGGGTGATGGTACCCAGCAGCGGGCTGCGCTCGGCGGCGACGATGCGGCCACCGAAGCCCCACTGCGTCAGGTCGTGGGAGATGGCCAGCTTGCTCAGCCGGCGATAACTCAGATACTCCAGGTCCTGGTCGAAGCTGATGTCCTTGTACTGGAACAAGCTCTGGGCCAGGTGGTAGCGCGCCATTTCCACCGCATGGGACTCACGCCGGATCCCTTCGCCGGTGAGGCGCGCCGGGTTGAGCATCGTCTCCACGCCGGGCGCCGGCACCCGCAAGGTCTCAACCTTGTTGGTCGTGCTGTCGAAGTAGCTATATTCGATACCGTCGGCAGCACTTGCCAGCGTGTAGTCGACCGCGAAGCTGCCTTTTTTCATCGTGGCCATGTTCACCACGCCCGACACCGGCTGTTCGTCGGCGGCCCACACCACCGACAGCCGGCCGCCGGCCCAGCTCACCTGCCCCATGCCCGCCAGCGCAATCGCCTGCAGCACTTCCTCGTGGTTGCGCTCTTCGGTCAGCCAGTAGTCGTAGGTGTAGCCGTTGGCCTCGCAGTGGGCCATGAAGCCCTGCAGCGATTCGATGTCGATCTCTTCGTCCGACTTGCCCATGCCGGCAATCAGCTGGCCCTTCTTGTTGAAGTAGCCGCGTGCGTACTTGAGGATGTGCGCACCGTTGTTGCTGGTTTCCTCAATTACCCAGTTGCCATTGCGCCAGACCGGGATGGGCGCGGCGATGTGCTCGGCACGCAGCTCGTCGGGCTGGCCGTTGAGCTGGCCGGTGGCCTTCATCAAGATGCCGCTGCGCGAGATCCCGTCATAGGTCGCGGTATCGGCCTGCACACTCCCCATGGTCGACCACTGGAAGTCGTTGCGTTGGTTGTTCGGGCCTTCGTAGTTACCTTGGCCGAGGATGCGCACACGCACGTCGTACTGGCCCTTGGCCACATCCGCCGACAGCGTTACGCGCTTGCTGACGTCCAGCTTGTCACCGGTGTACGTCTGGGTGGCCAGCGTGGTCCAAATCCCGGTGCCCGCTGGCGCGTACTGCACCTGCACGGTTTCGGACACGTTATAGGGCTTACCCGAAGTACCCACGCCGCCCAGCACGTATTCCAGGTTGATCTGGATGCGCACGGTGTCGGCGCTGGTTGTGCGCGTGACGAAGTCGGCCGTGTCCGGCAACTCGCCGCCGTCGATAGTGTCGACATTGCTGTACAGCGGGATGGCCTGGTCCGGCATCTGGCTATAGCCGGCGTGGAAGACGCTCACGCCCTCGTAGTTGGCCAGGGGGGTATCGCCATTGGAGAACGCACCCACGCGTCCCACGCCCATGCCTGGCGTCAGCACCATCCCGAGGTACTGGTCGTCGCCCTCGTAGAAGGTGTAGGGCTTGCTGGCAATGTCGGGAGCGATCGGCACGCGGCCGAACAACAGGCCCAGCGGCTCGTAGGGGCGCATGCGATTGCGCGGCGCCCCGAGGCTGAAGACCGTGCCAGCAGTGCTGGCGGCCGGATTCTCCACCTTCGGGCCGAGCACCTTGTTGATCAGAATTGAGCCGGCGACGAACGCCGCGCTGTAGGCCACTGCCGCGCCTGTCGTGCCCAGGCCAGCGGCCCAGGTGGCACCCGCGCCCCCGGTGAAATAGATCAGCGCTGCCATCGCCACGATGTACAGCGCATTCTTACCGACGGCGCCGCGCACCTCGATGACCTGGCCGTCCTTGGGGAAAACATGCGACCACAGGTGGCGCGGCACCACGCGCCCACCGATCGATACCGTCCACTGGCCCTGGTCCAGGTCGAGCACATGGCGGTGCAGGAAGTCGCACAGCCGCTCGCCGGGCTTCAGATCCATCGGGATGTGCCGCTGGCCCTCCAGCGTGACCGGATGCGGCGTCAACACCAGCTGGCCTTCGATCGCCGGCGCAGTCATCAGACCCATGTGTAATAACCCTCGATCCTGGCGCCGTAGTCCGGCAGCTCGCGCACGCGGTGCAACCAGCTGCTGCCCAGCGCGTGTGTTGTATGGAGCACCCAGCCCTCATGGGCCAGGCGGAAGAACAGCCCGACATGCCCGGGCCGCGTCTGGCCCTTGTCGAACATCAACACCAGGTCGCCGTCGACTGGCATGGTGGTAGGCACCGCATAGGCGCGCGACAGCTCGCCCAGCGCTACCTGCCCTGCGGCGCCACGCGGCCGGCGCGACGGCATCTGCACTTCGCGGCTGAACAGCTCGCGCTGCACTTGCACGACCAGGTCGGCGCAGTCGTAGCTGTCGTTGTCGTAGGGAATGCCCAGATACCGCTCGATCTCGCTCGCCCGCATCAGTGGATACCTGGCAACGTGTGCGGGTTACCGCGCAGCTTCACGGCCTGGTTTCGCATGAAGAAGTCCACGCCGATCTGCGCGGTGATCAGCGGGCCGGCAGCACGCACCTGTGTCAAAGGCAGATAGAAGCGGCGCGCAATGACATTGGGCGCGGTGCGATCCGTGATCAGGTAGCGGCACATCACCAGCTCGTTTGGCTGGACGCGCTCAAGATCTTCGGTGATGCCGCGGCCGACATTGTCGACTTCCAGCTGCGCGCGTGGCGTCTGCCCGGCCTGGTCGGCGGGCGGCGTGAACCGGAATGGGCAGCGGATGTAGAGGTTGCCATTGCTGGTCCAATCCTGTGTGTCGTTGACGATGCGCAACACAGCGGCAAACGATGGTGCAGTCATCTCCAACAGCTCCAGCGGGCCGTCCGCATCGGTGACGCGCTGGCGGCGCTCCTGGAACGTACTCATCGCAGGTACTCGATCTGCACGTCACATTGGTAAGGGCGATCCACCCCTTCCACGGTGCGCAGCTCGCCGATGTCACCGCCAATGAATTGCGCGGTGATCTGCTTTCCAGTTCGTGGGTGCGCCATGGTGAAGGTCCCAACCACCTTGATCACATCGAAGTACCAGTCCAAAAACGCCGTAGCGTCATCCACGCTGGAAAAGTCGAATGACAGCGGCAAATTGACCACCGTGCGCGAGTTGATCCGCTCCTGCTTGGCAAGACCGCGCTCCATTTCCGTGCGCTTGACCGAGGGCACTGGCCGCTCACGGATTGCGTCATAGAGCACTCCGACATAAGTGGGAAGGCTTGCCATCAGCGGCGATCCTTCACATCGAAGCGGCCGCGGATCATGCCGGCCGTGCTACCGCCTGTGGCGATTTCGTTGTTGACGATGCTCAGCACCAGTCGCCTCATCTCCGAACCGTCAGGCATCCGCTGCTTTTCTTCGCGGGCAGTGACCTGGCTTCCGGAGTAGTTGTTGATCTCCACGCTCATGCTGCCAGCACCTGCAACGGATGGCCTTGCGGTGCTACCAACGAGTCCACCGGCGGCATAACCGCGCCCGCTGCGGATCGTGCTCAGCAGCGAAAGGAATGCACCAGGCCCGCCGATCGCGGCGATATCGCGCTGGCTCAGGACGCCCTCGCCCTTGTGCACGACGCCGGCCGGCTCGAACTTGCCGCCCGGCCCGGTGTAACCGCCGGTGTCCCAGCCCTGCAGCGGAATCGTCTCGCGCTGGACGGCTCCGACCTGGCTACCACCGAACACCCCGCCCAGCAGGCTGGTGATCCCCTTGCGCACCGTGATCCGCGCAAAGTCAGCGATGATCGAGTTAGCCATGTCTCTGAAGCTGACTTTGCTATTGGTCGTTGCCTTGACCACCATGTCCTCGAACGAGGTCAGTGCCGACGTGGTGGCACTTTCCACCGCACCGGCCGCGTTGCTCGCCTCATCGCGGTAGTTCGCCCAGGCTGCAGCCGCTCCCCTGCCCCAATCGGCCTGCGCTTCCGACATGCGCACGTACCCATCGCGGATCACCTGCACACGGCGCTCGGTAGCATCACGCACCGCCGCCTCTTCGGCCGCGGCAGTCGCTTCATCGATTCGCCCGGTGTTCTTCTGCAGTGCGAGCTCGGTGAGCCGCTGCGCTTGCTCCCGGTAGACGCCATTGAGGCGCCGCTGGATCTCAAACTCGCGATCGCCCGCGCCAACCCGGGCGATCATGGCGTCCATGTCCTCCTGCAGCGCATTGGTGCTGGCGTTGAGCGCCGCCTTGTAGGAGGCCAGCGCGTCCTCGCGCTGCTTCTTCAGCTTGCTCTCTTCGGTGGACAACACCTGCAGGGCTGCGGCGCCCTCGGTGCGCACCTTGGCCAGCTGCGCCTCCAGTTCGCCAACTTGCTTGTTGACGTCGATCGACTGCTTGCCGCTGACGTTGCGGCTGTTGAGGTAGTCGATCTGCTTCTGCAGCGACTGAGCTTCTGCGGCGGTGCCCCGCTCGGCCAGCTCACGCACGCGCTGGTAGTAGGTTTCGGCCGTCACCTCACGTGCCTGGTACTGCGCCTGCAGCACCTTGGTGCTGGTGGTGATCCGCGCCTGCTCGGCGGTGAACGCATCCTTGATGCTTTGCAGGCCCGCAGAGCGGCTGGCCGTTGCGAGACTTGTGGCGCCACTGGCGCCTTTGGCCGCCGCTTCGGCGCGCATTACTTTTTCGCGCTCGGCAAGCAGCTTTGCGTCAGTAACTCCCGCCTTCGCCGCATCCACCTTCATCTGCTTGATCTGACCCTCGAGGTCAAGCGTCTTGCTCAAGCGGCTATTGGTGTCGTCCTGAAATTTCAGGCTGGCCCGCGCTTGCTCAGAGTCGACGGTCGGCCCACGATCGACAGTTGCGATCACGTTGGAGAAGTCTGGACCCGCGGCGCTTTCCAGCGCGCCCTTGGATGCCTTGATGAGGCTGCCCAGCGCACCCAGCGAATTGAGCATGCCACCGCCGATCGTCTGGCCAGCGGTGCTCTTCTCGGACTGAGCTTGCTTCTCCGCGATCTCGTCCAATAGCCCAGAGTAACGAGCAAGGCCGCCGATAACACCACCTGAGTTGGCCAAGGCAGCGCTCAGCCTTTTCCAGACGACACTGTTTCCGAGCGCGTCCTGCTTGGAGATCACGCGGTCCAGAAGATCGGCGTACTTTTCGACCTCGCCCCATGCGCCAGAGGCCTCATCCTTGATGCTGGTCCACGCCTTGGACATTGCCGGCATGTCCGTCTGAGCTCGCCGCGCCACGCTCTCCAGGTGGGAGTCGTAGAGCTGGACCGCCTCAGCAACAGCCTGCTGCTTGTTGCCTTCTTCGACCAGGGTATTGATGCGGTCCAGCTGCGTCTGGGTGAGAAAGTGCTCGGTCTCGTTGAGCTTGAGGAGCGCTTCGACCGGATCCTTGCGAATATCCTCGAACTTGGCGATCGTTTCGTCGATCGCCTGCCCGGTTGCGGCCTGCATCAGCGCAGCGCTGGCCGCGACCCGGTCGAACTGCTCTCCCGTGAATTTTCCGGACTCGGCGACCTTGAGCACCGCCTCGCGAGCACTGCCCAACGAAACGCCGTCCAGCTGGTCAAGCTTCGAAACCAAGCCCTCAAGCTGCCCGGTGGACGCAGCTGCGTAATTACCCGTGGCAAGCAGCGCCTTGCTGAAAGCGAACGATCTCTCCTCGCCCTGCTTCCAGGCCAGAGCTACGGCTGCCACGGCGGCGGCGGTGATCGTCAGCGGATTAACCATCCCGAGCAGCGCGGAGGAAACGCCCGAAAGCGCCGGCCCGACGCCGCCAAAACTGTCCTTAATCTGGCCACACTGCTGCACCAGCACCGTGAACCACGGCATGCCGCCTTGCAGGCTTGTGAAGATGTCGGTGAACTGCGCCGGCAACTGCCGCATGGCATTGCTAGTCTGACCAGCGGAAACGCCCAGCTGCTTGATCGGATCGTTCGCAGGAAACGGGGTACCTGCCTGCTTGCGCAGGTCAGTCAGCTGCCCCCGCAGTAACGCGAGGCCCTGCTTGATGTCGTTGACGTCCGCACTGATGCGAACACGCAAGTTTGCTGATTGATCGGCCATTTACCGGTTCAGATCTTTGAGGTACTTCGTAAAGGCGGCGGGCTCAGCACCCATCGCCATCCGCACGGCCTGCGCCGTGGATGCTTCGTGCATCAGCAATTGCTCGCGGTCATCGCGGACAGCTGCTGCAGCAAATGCACTGGCTTGAGCCAGGGTGTACGTCAGGACGTCTCGCCGCTGGTGTCCGCGGGCGACGAGGAAGTGGACGAGATCGGCCCATCCGGTTGCGCCTGCGTCATTCCCACCGCTTCGATCGCCTTGCCGGCGGCGCGCATCAGGCTCGGCAGGCGCTGGCCGAAAAAATCTTCATTGAGCTCCACCACCGCCTCCACCAGCGCAGCGGCATCTGCCAGTGAGGCACCGGCGATCCAGGCTTCCGGCTTGCCTGCCACGATGGCGCCGCCCTTTGCGAATGCATCCGCATCCTGCTCGAGCACATCCATCATCAGCGCGGCCACCTCGATGGTGGCGCCTGCACTGACCAGGCTCGCTGCAACGATCACCCGGCCGATGATTGGCCGGGTCGCTTTGATGAAGGGGCCGAGCTGCGCCAACGTCAGCGGTGCCAGTTCCAGTTGCTCGCCGCGGTAGGTGATCGTGCGCGTGGGTGGCGTCAAGATGTCGATGTCGTCGCTCACTTCTCGGCATCCCAGGTGAAGTACTGCGATACACCGGCCGGCTTGGTGGTGTCCTTGTTGAGCGTGCCGGTAACGGTGCCGGCGCCATACTGCTCGCCAATCAGGGCCAACTCGCCAATCACTCCACCGGAGACACGCCAAGCCTGTGCACGTACCTTCTTACCGCTCTGTGCCTCATTGAAGCCGAGAAACAGCATCTCGTACTCCTCGTTCGGATTGACCAAGGCCTGTAGGCGCTCGGCAGCGCCAAACGCATACGACACCTTGATGTTCGCCGCACCGTTCACCGGGTCCACGATGGCGGAGTCCGCCGGCAGGTACAGCGCACCGCTCTTGTTGTCCCAGTCCTTGCCCTTCTCGAACACCGTCGCCCCGATCGCCGACTTGACCGCCGTGATATCGGTCGCCAAGTTGAGTAGCGGCGTGACTCCATCCTTGTAGGCCACCACCAACTCATCCACCGCTGCACCGGCGACGATGTTGGTGGCGGTACCGCGGAGCACATCGGCGAAGTTGGCCGTGCTGAAGTCGTGCATGGTGAAGCTCACCCGCACCTCAGTGATGCGATCGACTGAGTTGCGGTTGCCCCCGCCGGGCTGCGTGTTGTCCAGCAGCCTGATGGGGTTGGTCTGCGGCGCAAAGCTGAAGGCCGAGCAGTTGCCGATACCGCGGAACGGCTTGGCGGCACCCCGCTTGCGCAGGTGGATTTCGCCGCTGCCGAGATAGCTGTAGTCAGGGGAGTTGATGGGCATGGTGTCCTCGTAGGTGCCGGCAGCCGGCGTCAGGTAATGGGGATATGGGATTGGTAGGTGAGCAGCGCGCCGACCCAACTCATGCCGGCTTCCGGCTTGACCGGCTCCATGGAGACGTACTGCGGAAACTGGATGCGCGGCGGGTAGCGGAACTGCTGGTCAGCCATTGCGAGTTCGACATCGGCCACGGCCGCGTCCAGACGCGCCTGCGCGGTATCCAGTGGCGCAGGCATCTTGATCGCGATCACCAGCGTGGTGAGGCGGTGGGTGCGAATCAACGCGGCATCGCTGGCGCGCTCCTGCTTGGCCACCAGCGCGGTCAGCACGGCAGTGGCGTCTTCATTGACCTGGCCCGGCTCTAGGGTGAACGCGGCGCCGGCGTTGGTCTGGTAGCCACCGTCAATGCTGATGCGCTGCAGGCAGTCACCCACGGCGGCGCGCAATGTCTCGCGTGGGCTAGCCATGGTGGGCCACCCACTGGCTGATGGATTCGTCCTGACGCACCCGCTCGGCCAGCAGCAGCGTCTCGCCGGGAAGAAGCAGCCGGCCGCGCTTGGCCGGCTGCACCTCGGCGCGCTGGAAGGTCACGAGCGTGTAGCCGGTGCTCACCGGCGCCAAGTCGCCGCCGAAATCGCGCACGTCGCGGTCAATCTGCACGGTGCACGGCACGGATTCCGCAGCGTCGGGCGCCTGGTAGCGTGCATCGCCATCAGCCAGGCCCACCTCTGCGAAGGCCGCGAAAGCGACCGCATCGAAGGCTTGAAGGAACTCGCGCTGGCTCATGCGCCCACCTTGGCGATCGCGCTTTGGATGGCCTTGTCCAGCTCGCGATTGAAGTAGAACGGCATCAGCTTGTCCCAGGTGCGCTGGGCCAGGCCGTAGATGTCGTAGCGCGGCGTGTAGCTGGCACGCGTGGTGAACACGAACACGCTGCGCACCGCGCTGCCGAAGCCGGTACCGATGCGCTCGTAAATACCCGGCGCCAACTTGCCGCGCTGGCGCTGCATCGCGAAGTAGCGGCCACCGCGGCGAACGGTGCGCTGCATCACCGCCACGGTGTTCAAGCGCGTGCGCCCCAGATACTCGGCGCGGCTGCGCTCATTGCCGGCCTGCTTGGGTTTCTCGGTGTTTGTGTTCTGGTAGGCGTCGCGCTGCGCGCCCAGCTGTGACAGGATCGCGGTCACCTGGCCGCCCGGCACGTTGCCGTATTGGTCAGTGCGTGCTCCGCGGCCGGTGACTGCGAACTGTCCGGCCGGCATCAGGCCCTTGGCCTGCAGCAGCACCTCGAAGCTCTTCTTGCGGCGCTGGCCGCCGTCCACTTCCGTGCGCAGATACTTAGCCGGCGGCGTGCCCTTGAAGGCCTCATCGCGCAGGAATATCTCGGCGAACAGCCGGTCCTTGGTCGCCTTGCGGTACATCGCGGCGTTGATCGTCAGCGACGTCGGCCGGTCGAACACGCGCGGCGCGGTGCGTTTCCACACCTCTCGGATCTCGTAAGCAGTGGCGTTGCACGCCTGCACGATGGCAAACGGCAGCTGCTCGCGCTCCAGTGCGCTGAACTGGCGACCCAGCATGTTGTCGGCATCCACAGCGATGCGGATCTGGCTCACGGGCTGCCCTCGCCCGCTGGCGTGCCCTGCACCTGCTCGATCTCGCTCAGGTTGGCCTCGTAGAATTCCAGGCAGCGCTTGCGCCCACGCGAGACGTCCAGCACCTGCTCGAGCATCCCGTTCTTCACCCAGGGGCAGCGCTGGGTCAGGCGCCGATCGATCTCCACGTAGGTGCGCACCGGCACCTCGACCACGGCCGGCGCTGGCGTTACTAAGACCGGGCGCGCCAGGTCGGGCCGGGCGGCCTTGTTGCCACAACCAGCCAGCAACGCAGCCAGCAGCACGGCGGTGAGCAGAGTGCGCATCAGTAGCCTCCCAGGCTGGGACATGCCGCGGCCAGTGCCTGCAGTGCAGCGGTGCACTCGGCCGGGCGTTGGCCGTATTCCTGTTTGAATGCCTTGGCGCTGCGGTCCGCTGCGGTTTTGGCGGCTTCGGTCTTGTCACGCAGGCCTGCGTTGCGCTCCTGCAATACACGCAACTTCTCGGCTTCGGCGTTCAACTTGGCGGCGATGGTCGCCAACGCGGCGTCCTTGTCGGCGTTGTTGCGTTCCAGCTCGGCACGCTTGAGCTGCGCCGCCTCCAGCGCCGCGGTGCGATCGCTCTGGCACTGCTCCACCTGGCGGGTCACCACGATGACCTGCTGGCCCTTGCGGTAGGACGTGAGCGCAGCAATCGACAGCAGCGCGGCGAGACACGCGCACACCAACTTGAGCCGGCTGCCCGGCTTGCGCAGCCAGGTCAGCGCATCGGCCGCCCAGCCGAAGACCAGCGCCACCAGCGCCTTGAGGAAGGCCAAAATATTCATCGTTCGCTCTCCCGGCGACGCCACGGGTAGATCAGCAACACCGTCAGGCTCACGCGCACCAGCAGCACATACCAGGGCGTGGGCGTGTGCTGCGCCAGATCGCGCAGGAAGATGCCCAGCATGCCCACGGCCAGGCCGATCAAGCACGCGCCCCGCAGTGCCCAGGTGACGCGATCGCTCGCGCGGTCACCCAGGTGGAACGTGTGCAGCAGCTGCCATGTGGTGGCGCAGAACACTGCCAGCGTGCTGACCAAGCTCAGGAGGTAGATGGTCATGCACCACCTCCCGCGCGACCGGCCAGGCGATCGGACCACTTCTGCAACGCGCCCAGGTAATGCGGCAACATCGGCTTGATGATGAAGCCGCTCAGCCCACTCACCGCGATCCCGATCCGGTGGATGGACGGGAAGTAGTTGGCCAGCGCCACCACGATCCAACCGGCAGCCAGGGCAAAGCCCAGCACGAACAGCCCCAGCAGGCCCACACGTAGGAGCAACGTCAACCACTGCACGCCAGGCCCGCCGCTGGGCGCGGACACCTTGCCCACGTCGATCTCACTGAGCACCAGCAGGCCCAGCAGTGCGCCGACCACGGCAGCCAGAAACCACGACTGCGGAATTCCCAAAAACAGGTGCTCGCTGCCGGTGATCACCTCGGTGACCACCACGCTGCCGGCGCTCGTTGCCACCAAGAGCGCGGCCGACTTAAGCAGTACGGTGGTGCCGCCATCCATCATCGACGCACACCCGCCAGCTCGACGCCATCCCAGATGACTTCGTCACCCCAGAAGTTGCAGCCGTTTTCGTGCTTGGCGATCGCCTTGGCCAACTGAAACGCCGTGGCAGGCGCCTCAACACTGATGGGCTGGTCCACATCCACGCCCAGCGCGGTGGCGACCTGGCGCGCATACGCGCCGGTGTCGTTCTCCACCGGCGGCGCCCAACGGTTGATGATGCCGCGCACGGTGCGCAGGTTGTGCTTGCGCTGATAGGTCAACAGCGTCTTGACCAGCGCACGAAAGCCGTATTCGGGCGTGTCGAACACGGCAAAGCGGGCCTCGCGTGCGCGTGCAGCCGCGGTGCGATCTTCGCCCTGCCAGGCCACGCCCGTGCGATCGATGTTGCCTGGATTGTTGTTGCGGACGCCGCGCGGCGGGGCCATGTGCTGATCCTTGGGTCGAGTCGAAGAGAGCCACCACCGCCCGCGCCACCCGGGCATCTGCGTGCGGTGGTGGGTAAGGCTTAGGCGGCCACCGGCGCGGCGGTGCCCGGGGTGAGGCGCACCAGCACAGTCGCCGCGCCGTTGCCGGCCGCTTCGATCGCGTATCCGATGTTGTTGGTATCGCCGGCACCACCGGCAGCCGAGATGGCCTGCTTGGTGTCGGCGTCCCAGTTGACCGAGGCGCCGCGCGCAATCACGGCGGCCGGCAACTTGGGCAGGGCGAACACGCCTTCCACGTGGGCGGCGATCGTTTCGCCAACGGCGCCGTCTGTGACGGCGATGGCCACCAGCTTGCCGTCGGCGATCACATCGCCGCTGAGGACGGCAGCGGTGAGGGTCACGTCCAGCACGCGGCCGTCTTGATATGCGTTTTTCATGGGGAGTACTCCAGATGCGAAGAGACGCCGCACCGCGCCTGCGGTGCGGCAGGCGGCTTACTGGCCGGGGTTCTTGTAGATGCCGCGGTAGTCGGCAATGGCCGGCGCCGCATCAAGGCGTACCTTCCAGGCCACACCGTCCACGGTGAATCCCTCGTGCTGCTCCAGGTACGGCGTCTGGTTGCCGTCCAGGTAACCCACCACCAGTGCGTCCACGTAGGCCGAGTTGGCCAGGCCGTACCACGCCTTCGGGTCTGCACCATCCAGGCGGCCGTCGCTCTCCACCTCGAAGGTGTTGCGCACGATGTTGGGCGTGGTCTGGTTGTTCGCCCCACCCACCGCGTACTCGGCAGCGCGCACGGTCAGTGCCGCACCGGACAGCGCCACCGGCGTCAGCAGCGTCTTCATCGGCACGCGGATGATGTTGCCGGCGGCGTCCTTCTGCAGTGCCATGCGCGCCTGCATCGCGCTGACGCTCTCGGTGGTGATGCCGGCGGCCGGCAGCAGGTTGCCGTGGTCGGCATGGAACAGCGTCTTGCCGTCGGCCAGCTTCGGATTCTTGGTGATCAGGTCATACACCGCCTTGGCCAGCGTGCGCTTGGCGGCTTGGCCCATCTTGCGCGGCACGTCGCTGAAGATGCCCAGATCGTCATTGATGATGGCCTGGCGGGTGATGGTGAACAGCCGACCCCAGGTGATGATCTGCATCGACTGCGACTGCTCGCTGAAGGTGCCTTGCTTGTACTC